AGCTGGCCGCTTCGCCCGCCTTCGTCCGTGAGTGTGAGGAGGAAGGCGGGCAGCCGCACATCGCGGCCCGGGAGGCGGTCGAGCATGTGTTCGACCTGCCGCATCTGAACAAGTGGCGGGTGCCGGCGGTGCTGGACCTGCTGCGCGAATACGGGGCTTGACATGCACGTCGATCTGGAAATTGCACGCAAACATGCCGAGCGAGTGCTGGAGATTGCGAAGGTTCTTGACGCCACGGGATACACCATCCAGAAGTCGGAAAGGCGCGATCACTTGCGCTCCGTTCAAGGCGTGACCGGCGAATACCTCGCCCGCGCCATCTTGCGCTACATCGCCGACACGGAGGCAAAATGAAGTCCGTCATCGCCACCCTGTTATGGACCGTCACGGCGACGTGCCTTCTGGTCACGCTGTTCCGTGCCGCCACCACCCCACACGACGTGGACATCATTCCGCTGGCGCTGTGCTTTGCCGCGATCCTGGTATTCACGGTGGCCGCTGGCCGGCCCAACAAGCGTTGAGGTAGACATGCACACGATGCCTCGCTACACCAACCTCGCACTCAAGCGCTGCTCCGACAACCGTGAGCGCGCGTTCGCCATATCGGCCGCCACGGTCGGCAAGCTCAAGATGCACCCGCCTGTCCCAAGGGAGAAGGCGCTGGTGGTGATCCAGGAGCCGGAGCATTCGTCGCCGGGATGGGATTACGATGAAGAACTCGCCCATGGCTTCGATCTGAAGTATGGGCAGTAGGCCATCTGTCGGGCCTAACTGAAGGCGGCAGGCCGACGCCGTGGCGGGCTCCACGGCACCCACAATGCGGTGAAAGATTCCGCGAGGTCACAAGATGAGCCGTTCCAATCCTACTGAAACCAGTTCCAACCCGTGTACACGATGGTTTGAGTACGCGGGAGGTTCCGATGGTGGCGTGGTCCGCTACTACGACAAGGAGAAAAAGGAGAACGTGGACGTAGGCGACAAGTTCACATTCCTTCTTCTCGATGAGCTTTCTTCCGTGAAGGGTTGGCACGACGCCAGCGACAGCGGCATCTACTCCAACGAGGTTCGGGACACGCGCCAGGATGTGCTGGTGGTCAAGTCGTTCAAGGGCGGAGAACTGGCGAGCGGCCTGTACGCCAACATCCGCGACCGGGTGGGCAACTTCGGCGGGCACTTCGTGATGTCCTGCTACATCGCCTACCGCAACGAGAACGGCGGCTACTCGCTCGGCAACATCGGCTTCAAGGGCGCCGCTCTGAACGCATGGGTCGAGTTCAAGAAGTCGTGCCCGACCAAGAACGGGCGAAAGGCGTTCTATGTGGACGCCATCAAGATCGACGGTTTTGACGAAGGCACGAAGGGACGAGTTACCTACCGCGTTCCTCACTTCAAGCTGACTCCGGTCAGCGACGAGGCCAATGCAAGCGCTATCGCGCTGGACGAGGAATTGCAGGCGTTTCTTGCCGACTACCTGCGCCGTGGACGGGTGGAGCAGGCGGAAGTGGCGAAGTCTGCAACGCCGGCCGAGCCGGCGCCTGAGCGTCAGGAAAGCAGGCGTTCGCACGAAGATTTCGTAGACGACGACATCCCGTTCTGAGGTCAGCATGCCTACTCCCAAGAAAGGTTACTTCTTGGCTGACGGCACCCAAGTCCCCGGCACCACTACGGTGCTGGGGCGCTTCAAGGAGTCCGGCGCCCTGCTGCGCTGGGCCTGGAAGCAGGGGAAAGACGGCCTGGAACTGTACGAGACGCGCGACAAGGCGGCCGAAATCGGCACCGCCGCGCATGCGATGGTGGAAGCCCGCATCAACGGTGCGGATCCGGAGGATCGCGAGGAGCTTCACGCGCTGGACGAGGCTGGGAAGAAGCGGGCTCGCAACGCATTCCGCATGTACGAGCGCTGGGCCGCCATGTCGAACCTGAAGATACTGCACCAGGAGATTCCGCTGGTGTCAGAGGCCTACCGGTTCGGCGGAACGCCGGATGCCATCGGGCTGGTGGATGGCGAGTTGTGCCTGGTGGACTGGAAAACCAGCAACGGCGTCTATTCCGACTACCTGCTGCAGTTGGCCGCGTATCGGCTGCTGTGGGAGGAGTTGCACCCGGATCAACCGCTGACCGGTGGGTTCCACCTGTGCCGTTTCTCCAAGGACTTCGGCGATTTCTCACACCACTACTACGACGAATTGGACAGCGCGCGCCAGATGTTCATCCATCTCCGCGCCGCTTACGAGTTCGACAAGGAACTGAAGGGGAGGGCGTGATGTCTTATTACAACACCGTACCCATCCAAGGCGATCTGCTCGCGCAGGCTCACCGCATCGCCGGCCAGCAGGACCAGGCCGTGCTGGCGATCTTCCAGGACGGCAAGCCGCACACGCCGTCCGATGTGTGGCAACGCCTGGTCAACGGCGGCCGCAATCTGCTGCTTACGTCGGTTCGCAGAAGCGTGACGACGCTGGAGCATGCCGGCGCGCTCGTGAAGCTGGACGAGGTGCGCATGGGCCCTCACGGGCGTCCGGAACGACTCTGGAGCAAGGCATGACCCCCGAGGAACGCAAGCGGCGCAACGTGGCCGCGTCCCTGCGCTACCAGCGTCGCATGATGGCCGAGGACTCCCCAGCCGGGGAACGGTTCCGGGCCCGTCGCCGGGAGATGGACCGCAAGCGCCGGGAGCGAAAGCGGGCCGGCGAAACCGACCGGATCGCCACACTGGCCGCCAGGATCGCCGCCAGCAACGCCACACGGCGCGCGCAGGCCGTGATCAAGGCCGAGGCCGCCAAGCGGTCCGCGCAGAAGGCCGTGAAGGCCAATGCGCTGGCATCCCTTCCGGAGCCCAAGGTCGAGCGCCAGACGGTGGAGCAATGGGTGGCGGCCGGCGGCCAGATCGAGGTGTTGCCGAGCCAGCTGGGCCAGGCGTTCAGGGGGTTGGGGCGCGGCGTTGCCGTGAGCCTGTACTGATGGCCGGTTTCTTTCGGTTCCTGCGTGTATAGGATCATGGACATTCCCAACCCTGATACTTTCTTTGAATCGTGGAGGCAACGACTCATGAACCACCACCCCGCCGAGGCGCCTGTGGCAGTGACGAATGAGATGGTTCTGTCTGCTGCGGAAGCCTTCTTGATGCACCCTGCATGTGCGGACACGACCGTAGGGCACGGGCCTATTCGCGCAGCGCTTGAGGCGGCGAACCTCTACCTCCGCCCCGACCCCGAGGTGACGGCGCTGCGGGCTGAGGTTGAGCGGTTGAAATCGGCTGAGGATGGTTGGAAGCAGCTGGTCGAAAACTGGGAAGCGTGGGCGAAGGCTGTGCAGGATGACATCGTATCGAATGCCGCCATTGCGAAGATCGCGCAGGAACGAGTGGCCCGCGTCCGCGCTCTGGCGGATGAGTGGTACGCACAGGCAAATGAGCCTGCTGGCGAACCGTACACAGCAGCGGATAACGCACGCGAGCAATGCTCGGTCGAACTCCGCGCCGCACTGGAGGGCCCCAAGTGATGGACATTTCCTGCCCGGCTTGCGGCTCCAATGACCGCCTACACTACAAGGTCGTTCCCGATTCGCGCCTGAACTACACCTCGCGCGACGGTTCGGATACTACCGAGCACTTCGGCCCGATCCGCGACTACACCTGCCGGAACTGTGACTTCAAGTTCCTGGTGGAGGAAGACGAGATCGAACAATCCGAGCGCGCAATGGGAGAGCGGTGATGCCGACTGACAGCGAAATCCTGACTGGCATGGCCGATCACTTCGGGCCGCGCGGTGACATCACCGTGGACGAAGCAGACACCCTCCGCAAGTACGCCGCGATTGCGCGGGCGGTTGAGAGTGAGGAGTGGAAGCTGGTTCCGAAGGCCGCAACGATGGAGATGATCAGCGCGGCTCGCGAGTCGGGCGCCGAGTTCGGATTCGGCTACCACTACGTCAAGGCAATCGCCGCCGCCCCGCAGTTCCAGGAGGAGGGGAAGTGAATCGACTTTTGAAATTCCTGCTTCGTCTGACTGGCGGCCGTCCGATGTATCGCGGCAAGCCACTGTTCACCGACGTGGTGAGCGGCAAGACCGTCTACCACTACACCGACCGTCTCGGCCGCGACTGGATGGCGAATCGAGGATTCCACCTTTTCCGAGTGCCTCGCCATGACTAACCCCGACACCATCGCAGTGATCGTGGGGGAGAAGACCTGCTACGTATGCCGAGAGACGAAGCCGTCTAGTCAGTTTGCCTTGGCAAGGCGCGACCTGATGTGCAAACCATGCCGAAAGGAGTACGACAAGGCGCGCAGGCACCGTGCTTCACCAGTCAACGACTCCCCGGCAGCAAGGGCACGGAAGCGTCGGTGGAACATGGAAAACAAGAACCCATACAAGCAGGCGGCCAGAAGGGCTGTGCGGTCCGCTATAGAAAGAGGGGACTTGGTTCCTCGCGATGAGTGTGAAGCCTGCGGCGAGTCGCCGATGCGATCTGACGGGGTTCGCGCCGTCCAAGCTCACCACGATGACTACAGCAGGCCCTTGAGCGTGCGATGGCTGTGCCCACGCTGTCACCGCGCCTGGCACAAGGTAAACGACGCCGCCATGCCCCAGGAGCCCGACGAAGATGAGTAAGCCCGTATTCACGGCTGCTGAGGTCAACGAGTGCTTCGACCTGTTGCTCGACAAGGGACCGCGACTGATCCCCGTGGAAGTGTTGGAGTCCATGCGCTCAACGCTGCTCGACTTCACCGAAGAGGGTGAGGCCGATGACGAGGACGACGTTCAGTGCCAAGAGTGCGGAGAGGTTGGCTGCAATGGCGAATGCCTCGGCTACATGCACGGAGACTGAGATGAGTAAGCCCGAAACCGAGAAGCTGCCGAACAACATCGCGCAGGCAATCAGCGACGTGCAAGGCGACGCCGCAGATGGGTCGAAGTCCGACCTTGAGCGCTCGCGAGCACGTCTCGAAAAACTCATCCTCGCCGCGATCCGCGCGAAGGGCGGTGGGGAGGCTGCGGCCTTCGTGAATCCTACGGGCGAGATCGTCCGCTTGGGGTCTGGCCAACTCGCGCCCGGCACGAAGCTCTACACCACGCCCACCCCCGCGCCGGATGCGGTGGAGTATGTAAGCTTCGACGAACTGTTCAACGTAGCGTGCAAGGCATGGGACGCACATCAGGCTGCGTGCCGCATTACGACACCTGCGGGATCGCTGGAGAAGGTGATCGCAGAGGTTCACCGGCGCGTGTTCGCCCACGCCCGCAGCGCTGGAGGGGAAGGGAATGGCTGAGTTGCAAACCATCGACATGCACAAGAACAACGGCCTGCTGTGCGACTTCTGGACGCGCTGGCGAATCTCTGGCGACTACATCAGGTGCGGATGGTGTGACCGTCCGCAGTTGACCAGCTATGCAGACAACGACTTCCCCCACGCGGACTTCTGCCCGGTCAAGGACAAGCCGACGATGGAGCGTCACCCGTGGCGCACCTACGCTGCGCTGCTCGCTCCGCTGATGGAACGCCGCGCCCCTGAGCCGGCTGGGCGGGAGGATGATACCGAGGTCGTAATCGCCCGCCTGTACGCGGCCGCTAGGCACGTTGATCTAGCGAGGCAGAAGCTTCCTGACGCATTCAACCATCAGGAAGCGAACGACATCATCGACGCCATTAACCTCCTGCGCCGCCTGTCGCACAGGGCGGGGGATGTCGTGGCGTGGATCGATCCGAAGGACATTGCATCTGTGCGCGCTTGCGCCGTCACCAGCCATGCGGCACGTAAGGTGATGGTGTCGGCCGCGCCCACCTCGAAGCGGTCCGTTCCGCTATACGCCCCCTCCGCGCCGGTGGCGGGGTCGGGGGAGGAGAATGGCAATGGGTAAGCACACGCCTGGGCCGTGGATGTTGGGCAATGGCTCACGCGCCACTGGCTTCACAGTGAAGATCGCGAGTGACGAACTGCTGGTTGGAGGGTATGGCCTGAAATCGGAAGCCAACGCCCGTCTGATCGCCGCCGCTCCCGACCTACTGGCAGCTCTGGAACTAATCGAGCGCAACAGCACAAAGGCTGACTGGGCCGACGACATTTGGGCGGCGCTGGTCAATGCCATCGCCAAAGCCCGAGGTGACACATGACCTGGACCCCCACCGCCGAGAACATCGCATGAGAGACCAGGACACCGCGAAACTCGAAACCGCCATTGGCAGGCTGGTCATAGCAGTGGCGGCGCTTATCGCCGCCATGCTGCTCGCCGCACTGACATGGTGCTTACTGGCTTAGTAGGCTGCGTAGTTCTTCGGCTTGGTCACGCGGATGCGGAACGTTCCAGTAGGCGGCTGATAGGCTACGCCGGAGTTGTTCGTCAGCACTATCGTCACTGAATTGAGCGAGTCAACATAGCCGCTCAGGGACAACCCGTTAAGGCTGCCACTGTACGAGACGGCCACGAAATCGCCAAGCGACGCGCCGCCGCAACTGACCACACGGGTCGCCGTGGAATTGTTCGACACCGTAGGCGGAGCCCAAGCGTTCGTGAACTCAAGCGACGGACCGGTGTACTTGCACACCGAGCCCTGCACCAGTTCCGGAGCGGTCAAATGGTTGCCGTTGAACTCGTTGCCGATCAGCGTGATGTTGGTCAGGCTCGTCGAGTTGTCGTAGTACCCATAGGTCTGAGTGTGGGTGCCCTGAGTGTCGAAGCACTTGTTGTTGGAGTAGATGCTTCCGTTGGCGTTGAACGTAGCGTTGGCGTAGCGCGACACGATGCCAGGATCAGGGGCCGACAACGCATTGTTGAAGCAGATGTTGCTATCGACAACCGTGTTCTGACCCCCATTGACGATGCCGTTGCCGGAATTGTTGTAGCAGATGTTTCCCTTGATGACCGATTGCGGTCCCCAATTCTCTATGCCCATCGGGCGCGTCGCATTGGTATCGATGCCGACACCGCCGCGCAGACGGTTGTTGCTGATCGTGTAGCGCGCGGAATTGGCGACATCCTGCTCGGTCGTGACTCCCGCGCCGAAGCCCCACCCGAACACGTCGTTGTCGTCAATCGTCGTGTCGGTGCAGCTAAAATCCATGCCCGACTTGTCGCAGGTGTTTCCGGTCACCTTGCCGTTGAACGAGGAGCGCGACGACGACGACACCAGAATCGCCTGGTTGTAGCTGTTCGACATCACCGCCCGTGAGATGTAGTTGTCCTTGATAACGAAGTTGCGAGGTCCGTTCATCGTGATGCCGCAGCCCGTCAGATTCAGGATGCGGCAACGCTCGACCGTGATGTCGGTCGGGTTGACGAAGGCGATCACCGCCTCCGAGCCCACCGTCACCGGGCGGCTGTTGAACTGCACCGTGACGCCAGCGAAGCGCAACCCCGTCGCAGGCAGCCATTGCAGAAACGCACCACCGTTGAGCGTTACCGTGTTTGCGGCGGTGACCGTGGCGCCCATCTCGCCGATCCACGATGCCAGCAGGCCGCCAATGGGCGCGCTGACGAGGAAATTTCCGTAGGGGAGGATGAGCGGCATCCCGCGCGCGGCCGCCTCGGCGTCCGCTGCAATCAGGGCTGCACGGTCATCGGTGATGCCATCGCCGACCGCCCCTTTGTCATACGGGGTGATTCTCTCGCGCTGTTTGTCCTGCACAGTGCGGTCAACCGACCCGGCGCCAGACTGCCGAAATTTCAGCTTCGTTCCCTGGATCGCGGCAATCGGCGACACCGTGGCGTCTACGACGGCACCGTCTGCCACCGTGGCGATGGCCGGGGGAACCGCGTTCTCCAGCCCGGACAGGTCTGCTTTCCAGCGGAGCAGGTTCAGGGCCACCGGGCCTGGCAGTTCGTTGGAGACGCCCGTGGTCTGCGGAGGCAGTACCACCGCACGGTCCACTACCTCGCCCTGCTGGCCGACGATCATGGTGAGCTTATCCAGTCCACGCTCATGGGACTCGGCCGGGAACGGGTCGTTGGCGATGTAGTCGATCTCCTGCGTGATCGGAACGTTGCGCAGGATCGACAGGCGCTCGGTGTTGTTGGCCGGCGGCGTCACCACGGTGACCATGCCGCCGCTGGGCTGACCGGCGCCCTCCACTGAGAATCCATCCGGCCCCAGGCTGTCCAGAACCAGCTCCGTGGTGGCGTTGGTCGCAATCACGGTCCGCAGGACCCGCAGGTGCGAGTTCTCCAGGAACCGGAACGTGACGGGGAAATCAACCGTCACCCCATTGCCGGTGTAGTCGTTGCGGTTGACGGTGCTGGTGACGGTCATGGAACCCCCTACTGGACGGTTTCGGACGGCGGTGCGATGAACTCCTGCCCGGTGCGCTGCTGCATTTCACGCTCCATGCGCGCCAGGCTCCCCGGATTCATCCACTCCTGGAGATGATAGAACGCGCCATAGTCCAGCGCGATCCGCAGATAGAACAGGTTGAGGAACGGGGTGTTGCCTTGCACGAAGCGCACGCCGGCCGCGCCCGCGTCTTGCCCCTGCACCACCCGACTGGCGATGCCGGCGATGCCCTGCGAGCCCAGCACGTCAGACACGGTGGGGCCGAACAGCTGCAGCCCCGCGTCGCCGAAGCGGCGGTCCAGCACCTGGGAGAACAGGATGTCGCCATAGAGCCCAGCGCCGCCGCCTTGCTGGAACGCGGCCACCCAGGTGCGCCAGTCCTTCGGGTCGCGGGGCACCTTGCCCTTGGCGAGGTCCTTGAGCGTGGAGGCGGCGTAACCGAACAGCGAGGTGAGCGCGATCATCTGCGTCACTCCCCACATGCCGCCCTGCTTGAACTCGCGACCCGCGACGCGCTGCGTGAACGCCAGCGGGAAGGACTTGAACTGCATGATGAAGCGCACGGCCTCGCCCACGGCAGTGCCCTTGGCGGTTCCCTGCTTCATCAGGCCGCGCGTGGCGGCGTCGGGCATCAGCATCATGTAGCCGTTCTGGTCGGCGAAGTAGGCGCGGAACTGGCGCGCGATCTCCGAACGGAGGTTACGGATACGGGCCGGCGTAGGTTCCACGTCGCGGGCCTTGAGGTAGGCCGCGAAGGGGGCATCGGGCAAATCCTCCAAATTTTTGGGGGAAAGGAACTTTGAGCCCTCGATTTCGGCCGCTTCGGTCTGCCGGAAGATGTCCCACTTCCCGCTGTCGATCCCGTACAGCTCCAGCGTGCCCTTCAGCGCGCCCAGGCCGTCGAAGCTCGTGCCGGCCTGCCTGGCCAGGTTGGCCGACAGCAGCTCCGCCACCGCCTCGCGCATCGAGTCGGTCCACCGGTTCTGCAGGTTCAGCGTGTAGAACTTGTGCTGCAGGGACCCGAGCCGGCCGGCCACGTTGTCGTCCGGCACGAAGCGGTTGGCGGTCAGCTTCCCGGCCAGCGAGTTGATCACCACCCCCAGGTCGGCGTACAGGCCGAGCTTCTCGGCGTTCGGGGTGCCCTGGAACAGCTTGCTGATGCCGGACCCCAGCAGGTCCAGCGCGTTGAGGCCGTTGTACTTCGCCCCCAGGGCCATGACGCCCAGGTCCGACACCGAGGACAGCACCGAGCCGCCGAGCGAGGCCATGCCCTGGATGGCCCGGATCGACGCCGAGACCGTCGCCACGGTGTCGTTGGCGGGGATGTCCAGCGAGCCGTCCAGCTCGGCCAGGTACAGCCGCTTGGCGCTCTTGGCGTCGCTGTCGAAGCGGCGGATGTCGTCGCTGGACCGACCTTCCTTGCGCATGCGCTCGCGCGTCTGCGTCACGATCCGGTCGAAGTTCATCTCATAGTTCGGGCCCAGCGTGTTCATCAGGGCCGTGGCCTTGGCCTGCCGGCGAAGCCCGGCCACCACCGCCTCGTGTAGCGTGCCGGCGCCGAACTGCGCGTTGTACCGGCCCCAGGCATCGGCGTCCCGGAAGTGGATGACTCGCTCGTGGGAGAGCTTCTTGCCCACGCTCTGCAGGCCCTTGCCCACGGCCGGCTGCGTGCCCTCCGGCTTCAGGTGCACCCCGGTGGACAGGCCCTGCCAGATGCCCTCCAGGATCGCGTCCATCTCGGACGGATCCACCTCCATCTCGTCCGCCATGCGGGACAGGTCGAAAGTCTCGCGCGCGGTCGCCAGCCACTCGTCGGCGGATTTGGCGATGCGCACGCGGTCGTGGAACGTGCTGGTAATGTAGCCCTTGGCCTGGCCGATCCAGGCCCCGGCGTCGTTGGCCTGGCGCCGGCTGTACTCCTGCCACTTGCGGATGGCCTTGCCCACGCCCACGGCGATGTCCGGCAGGTCGTCCACCGACTCGTCACGGGACAGCCGGAACAGGACCTTGGCGACCTCGGCGTCGATCTGCCCGGTCGTGTAGGCGTCCAGCCCCCCCTCCACCTTGGCGATGTCGGCGATCAGACCGCCCAGCACGAAGTCCTCGGCCGCCTGCTGGTCGGTGCCGATGCTCGAACGAGCGCCCATGCGGGCGTCCTGCGTACCCACCAGTATCGCCTTCAGGCCCGCGCCGGGCTTGTCCGCCCACACGTTCGCCAGGTAGTCCACCGACTCCAGCGTGCGAGCCTGGTTGATCGCGGCGTTGCGTTGGGCCAGCACCGATCGCAGCTCGGCGGCTTCCGCGAACTCGCGCTCCACCGCCAGCAGGGCGTCGTTGTACCCCAGCGAGGGGTTCTGCGAGCGCAGCAATGCGGCACGTCGGTTGATCTTGCGCGCCAGGGCGTCGGCCTCCTTCTGCGTGACCTCGCGCCCCAGGGCTTCCGCCATCACTTCCAGGCACACGCTCATCCGTTGGACCTCATCATGCACAGGGTCATTGCCTTCACGGCGTCGGTGGTCAGCTTCAGGTCGTCGTCCAGCGCCTCCGGCTCGCCGCCGGCCGCCTTCACCCGCGCTTGCTCCTCGGCCAACGACTCCTTCGCCAGGGTCAAGGCGTCCGGCTCGGCCTCGGCCAGCACGGTGTCCGCCGCCTCGCTGGCGCGCAGGTTGGCGCCGTCGGTCTGCTGGCCGTTGACGCCGGCCCGTTCCACCGCCGTGCGGTACGCCACCGGGTCGGCGGAGAACTGGCGGTCGGCGAGCATCGCCGGAGTCACGTCCAGTGGCCGGCCGTCGATCATTTGTGCCACAGCCTGGCGCAAGGCGGCCGCCTGCGTGGATTGTTCCAGCGATGCAACAAAGTCGCGCTCGGCGGTCGTCGGCTCGATGGCCTCGGCCAGCTTCGGGTATGGCCCTTCGGCCTGCGGGGCCGGCACCGCCTCCGTGCGCGCGCGCAGGGACACCGTGGACTCGTCGGCCGCGCTGCGGAACGCCTGCCCAGCCTCGGTGCGGTACTCGGCGGCACGCCCACGCAGGCCCGTCTGCGCATCCCCCAGCACGCCCCCGCGCTCCTTGGCGAGCTTGAGCATCGCCGTACCCACCCCTTGCCGGCGGAACTCCGGCGCGACCTCGATGGTCGGCGGGGTGCCGTCGTTGGCGTACACCAGCTCGCCGATTTTCTGGTCGCCGGCAAAGGCTTCCACCCGCCGCACCTGGCCGAACTCGGAGAAGTCGGTGCCCGCCGGGGCCTCGCGGTCCACCAGCCGGAACTCGCCGGCCTTGGTGGTGGCGATGAACTCGTCCGGGACCACGCGCTCCAGCACCGGCTGGCGCACCTCTGGCGCGGCCACCATCTCCGGCGCCGGGCGAAGTTCCACCGGCTCCTGCTTCGGAAGCACCGGCTTGCGGATTTCCACGTCCATCGGGTTGCCGTGGATGTCCCGGACCAGCCCGACCCCGGCGTGCAGCAACGCGCCGAAGGCAGCACCACCGGCGATGTTGAGCAGCGAGTCGTACGCGCTGTAGTCGTTGCGCCACTGCTGCTGACCGGCGTAGATCAGCGGCTCGGCCAGCGCCGCACCGACCGCACCCTCCGTGGCCCCCACGCCCGCCCGCACGCCAGCCCGGCCGATCATGCTTCCCGCGTTCTTGAGCAGCTGTGCGTAGCGCGCCTCGCCCACCACCGGCACGAACGCCAGGCCGATGTTGGCCGGGTCGATCAGCGAGCCCACCAGCATGCCGGCGACCTGCGGGCTCCAGCCGTCGTAGCCGGCCATCAGGGTCTGGCGCTTCTGCTTCTGCCGGTTGAGGTCGATCAGCAGGTCGAGCGTGGAACGGCGGATGCCCTGCGGGTACTTCTGCAGCGGCACGTCCACGCCCGCGTCCTTCGCCATCTGCTGCGCCTCGTCCGGCGTCACCATCGGCGACTTCGCCACGTTGATGCCCGACAGCGGGTTGCCCGCCATCATCGGCCCGGGGAACAGCGGCGCATCGAGTCCGGCCGCGTCCGTGGCCCACACCTTCAGCGCGGTCCAGGCCGACCCGGTGGGGCCGGTCGCCAGCGCATCGTCCATCGAGGCGCTGAACGCTTCCCCGGCGGTGGAGATGCCCTCCAACTGCTCGGGCTCGGGGGCGGCGAACGGGCGCGACAGGACCGGCATTACTTCAGCCCTCGCGCCAGCGAATCCAGTCGCGCAGTCTCGCGGGCGCGCAGGTATTCCGGCACCGGTTCGTTCTGCACGTCGGTGAACTTGGCCTGGATCGGCTGTCCGCCCGCATCCAGCGCCGGCTTGCCCGCCACCATGAGGTAGGCCCCGTCTCCGGTTTCATTGGTGATCCACCGCCCGTTCTGGCGCACGTTGCGCGCGATGCGTGCCCGGCTCTCGATGTCCGACAGCCCGGGCATGGACGCCGACAGGTACATGTTCTCGGGCATCTGCGCGGCCAGGCGGTTGCGCAGGCCCTGGGCCACGGCGTCGGCGTCGAAGTCATTGGGGATGCGCACGCCGTCGCGCACCGTCTCGCGGTCGGCGTACAGGGTCTGGTAGGCCATGCCGGCCGCTTCCTGCGGGCTGGAGGCTTGCCCCGAGATCAGGTAGCTCGTCGCCAGCGAGATGCCGCCGTTGAGGTAGCGGGTCGCCGCGCCGGTGTCGCCCGAGCCGTCCAGCCCGGTGACCGTGAACGTCGCCGTCAGCGGGGCGAACGCCTGGTTCACCGCCTCGCGGATCTGCGCCGGCTTGATGCTCGCGGGCAGCAGCTTGTTGGCTTCCTCCGGCTTCACCGCGCGCGCCTGCGCCAGTTGCGAGATGACGTTGCTCGGCACCCCTTCCATCGCGAACCATCCCAGGTCCCCCGCCTTGTCCCCCACCTGGCGGATCGCGGCGTAGCTGCCCAGCTGCTTCGGGAGCTGAGAGAAGCGGGTCACCGCCAGCGGGTCGCCGTTCTGCACGCCCACCTGGAAGCCCTTGGCGAGCCCGGTCACCACCTCGTTGGGGAGCTTGGGCTCAAGCACGCCCCACGCCTTCTGCTGGGCGAACGAGGCCGTGACGTACTTCGCCTGCGCGGCGTTGACCGCCTCGTACTGTTCCCGGGTCTGCTGGGTCTGCGGGGTGTTGTAGAAGTCGCTCGCGGCCTTCTGCCACTCCGCGTAGGCCATCTGCACGCCCTGCGAGGACTGCACGGCAGCCAGTCCGGGGTCGTTCTGGCGCAAGGCCAGGAGGCTCTTGGCCTTCGCCGCCAGCGTGTCGCGGACGAACTGACGGTTCTCGCGGTCCTCCGAGCCCTCGGGGTTGGGCATGGCCGCCACCGACTGCAGCTCGGCGTTGCTCAGGCCCGGCAACTGCTTGAGGCTGGCGGCCATCTGCTGGTAGCCCAGCAACTGGCGCTGCTTGATGATCGCCTGCGCGGGGCCGAGGAAGGTCACCATCTCGTCCATGCCCGGGACCTCGATGGGGTCGCCGGCCTTGGCCGTGGCCTCCAGGTCCTCCATGCGCTGCTTGAACAGGTCGCGGTCCACCGCGAAAGCGGCCTCGCGCTGGCGGTTGATCTCGGCCAGGCGCGACTGCGCCGCCGAACGCACGGACAGCTGCTGCTCCGGGGACAGCAGGCGGAAGGCAATCGCCTCCTCCGAGTCCATCGCCGCCACCGGCTGGGCCTGCTCGATCTTGCCCAGCTTCTCGATGTACCGGCGCGTCTCCTCGGGCATCGCGGCCAGGTCCTTCGGCCCCTTCGGATACCACCACTTCCCGCTCTGCGTCTGGTACGGGCGGCCGGCGATCCAGCCCCGCGTCGCCTCCGGGCCCATGTTGTGGGCGGCCGCAATCGCCATCGGGTCGCCGTTGAACTCGCGCTGCTGGTCGGCGATGTACGCCTGCCCCAACTGGTCGTGGTAGGCGGCCGTCTCCGCGTCCTGGGCCGAGTCGCCCGTGCGGCCGCGCAGGAACACGTCCGGGCGCCAGGCGATGCCCAGCTTGGCCGCCTGTTCCTTGGCCGTGCTCTCCAGCAGCTGGTACTTGCCGTAGGCGTGGACGGTCCTGCCGTCCTTCGTGGTGATCGCCGGGCCCTTCAGCACTTCGCCGGAGTCGGCGTACATCCGGCCGCCGGACTCGTTGCGGATGATGCCCTCCACCACGTCGCCGGACGGCTTGAGCACCGGCTCGGCGATGCCCAGCAAGCCGTTGATCGTGGATAGCGTGCGGGTCGGATCGGCCTCGGCCTGTACCTTGGCGACCGACAGCGCGGCGGCCTGGCTGTTCTTCTGGATCAGCGCCTGTTTTTCGGTCAGCGACAGTTGCGTGTCGGCCATCACCGCGTCGTTGAGCTTCGCCAACTCCAGGCCGAACTGGGTGGGCGCCTGCGCCCCGAACGCCGCCACGGTGTCGTAGCTCTGCTGGTACTGGCCGGTGCGGAAGTCGGTTTCGATCTTCACCTGCGCATCGGCACCCTCCAGCATGTAGCGGGTGCGCAGCTCGTTGGAGCGCGCGCGCACCAGTTCCTTGGCTCGGGGCGCCAGCCCCTGCTCGGCCTTGTTGGCGTAGTCCTCGATGTAGGAGCTGATCTGCTCGGCGATCGGCGGCTGGCCCGGCGTCCACGCCTTGTGGATCCGGTTGTACTCGTTGCGGAAGTCCAGCTGCGCCTGCGGCTCCAGCGACGCCAGCTGCGCGCGGGCGTTGTTGATCTCGCTCTGCTCGTGCGCCTCGGCCAGCCGGTTGGCGTAGGCGGCGAACCCGGAGAAGTCCAACTCTGGGGCGCGCACGGACATGCCGGTGCCGCCGGAATCCACCCGCCCCAGCGGCGTGCCGACCTGTTCCTGGTACTGCTCGATGCGGGCCATCAGCCGCCCCCCATGATGCTGTTGTACCCGCCGATGGAGCCGTAGCCGCCCGACAGCCCGTAGCCGGTGAAGCCCCCGCTGCTGCCCGAGGTGAACCCGCCCACGTTGTTGCCGAAGTTGCCCAGCGAGCCCTGGCCGTAGGCCCCGGAGTTGGTGGTCGGGGCCGTGGTCGCGGAGGTGCCCACGCTCTTGCCCATGAAGAACTGCGAGGCCGCGTTGAACCAGCGCATGCGCATGGCCGACTTGGCCGCCATCCGCAGCGAGGACTTGTTGTAGTCGTGCACCGCCGCCTTGTTGAGCAGGCCCGCCCGCTCCAGTGCCCCCGCATAGCGCACGTTGAGGGCGTCCAGTTCCGTATTGGCGGTGGAGCTGCGCATCACGTCCAGGTTCGAGCCGCCGAACCCGGTCCCCGACTCGGCGATGGCCGCGCGCTGGGCCCCCAGGGCCCGCCGGGCGTTGCGGCGGATCTCCTCCTCTTTGGCGCTGTACTGGCGGCCGGAGATTTCGGCATTGGCCCGGGCGATGTCGGCCTCGCGCCCCTCCAGTTCGCCCTGGTTACGCAGCTGGTTGGCCTGCTGCCGCCCCTCCACCAGTGCGCCCACCGCGTTGAAGATGTTTCCCATCAGACGATCCTCGCGTACATGTAGGCGTCACTTCCGTCCGGGAAGAACCGGCGCAGCGGTGTCGGTGTTTCGTTCGTGAACCCCAGCAACCGTGCCCACCGCTCCCCGTTGCGGAAGCCGGCACAGACGTGCATCTCCACCCTCGGGCAATGGTAGCCGTCAATGAAGCCCCTGAGGAAGCGCGTCAACGGCAGCAGCACCGGCGGCGCCGACTTGTCCAGCAGGATCCACACCGCCATCCGGTTGCCCCACGGAAACCCACAGCCGCCGATGGCGATCAGGCGGCCGTTCCACGTGAAGCTCCACACGTCCTCGTGCGCGCGCTTGGCGACCAGCTGCCGCACCTTCTCCGCGTCCGACAGCGGCGGGTCCTGTGGCTGGACGATGGGATCCAGCAGCAACGCATCCGCATCGGTCATGGGGCGCACCTCGATCATCGGACCTGATTCCCCGGCCGGTCGGGGCGGTCGGGGCGGTCTCCACCCATGCCTCCGCCGCCCGAAGCGGGCGGTCGTCCGGCCGCCACCGCTGCCAGGCGCACGTCCCGGTGCGCTGCGGCAATGCGCGACACGCTCGACACCTGCCCGGCGCCCCCGGTCATGCGCACGCTGTCGGCGCCCTCCTCCTTGGCGGTGCCCCCCAGCACCACGGACAGACCAGGCTCCCCGGACCCGGTGAGGCCGCGCAGCTCGCCGTTCTCGCGGCGCAGGGCGTTCATCATGCTCAAGGGGGTCACATCCGCTCCTCCACCTTCATCTGCGGGAACAGCGCCACCAGCGTGCACGGCAACGGCTGATCCCACAGCACGCGCACTCGGCCGTTCTTCGTGTAGCCCTCCGGGTAAGCCGTGGTGATGTCGCCGGTCAGGATGTTCGGCGGCTGGTCCATCGGCATGTAGTCGGCGCGGTAGTCGAACGGCACCTCCGCCCCCTCCGGGCCGCACTTGCCCCCCAAGGTCTCGAACACCCGGAACGTGCACTGGTGGATGCGCTTGATCTTGCCCTGGGCGGTGCCGTTGGCCGCGCCCCCCTCGATCCGCATCGTCACCAGTTCCGCATTCGCTGGCAGCCCCACCTGCACCTTCGGCGACGGAGCCTGCAACGTGATCATGCCTCCGGTCACCGTGCGATTCGGGTGCGCCGCGCCTTCCACCGTCAGGGTCACCACCTCCCCCTCCAGGTAGCCCAGGCCGGTGATCTCGTTGCGCGCCCAACTGACGTTCGGTGCCGCAATGCCCCGCAGACTGGCCGGGATGGCGGTCACGAAGGTGACGTTGGCCGTCGTGGGACTGGTCACGGTGTCCACACGCACACGGGCCTCCTCCCCCGACGGCGAGGCCACCAGCACCAGCCAGTCGCCTTCATCGGCGCCCGTCATGGCGATGCCGGTCACGGTCACCGCACCGATCTCTCCGGGCGACCAGGTAACACCCCCGGTGATCGTGGCGGTCGCTCCCGGCACGAAGCCGTCGAACGTGGCGCCGCTGTCGGAGAACAGGGCGTCCTCCAGCTCCTGGTCGCTGGTCCAGTCTTTTTCCATGTACTCGATGTAGCGAGTCGGGTTGCCGTTGATCACCCGGTAGACCTGCAGCCACACCTGGTCGTAGGTGCCGTCCGGCGACGGGATCACCACCAGCGACTCGACCATGCCCTGTTCGCCCGACCCGCCCCCGATTCGGTGCGGGTGCCAGCCCAGCACGTCCTGCTCCAACTGGTAGGTGAGCGCGATCAGGTCGCCGTTGTTGCAGCAGGCCCACATTTCCGAGTGCGGCTCAAGTGCGAAGTCGGCCTGGATGATCTGCCCGTTGGCGATGTGCCCCGACATCACCATCAGGTCGTTGGCCTCGAAGCTGTTGGTGTTGAACGAGAACCGAATGTCGCGCATGCGCTTGCCGCTGCGCTGGGTGAACAGCACCGAGTCGCCAATCATCGGCGGCGGCACCTGGCGCGCGCCGTAGGCGCTCTCCTGCGATGCCTTGATGTTGCCCGGGCCGAACACCTCCGACTCCGTGACCTGGCCGACCGCGAACTCCGCGCCCCGGGTGCCCACCAGCAGCACGTCCTTAGGCGCCATCCACACGCCGGCATTCGTCTCCGACGAGCCGATGGTGATGTGGAAGGCCGAGTCCGGCAGCGTCTCGGCACCGTCCCGGGAGGCGAAGTTCTCGAAGTCCCCCGCCACCGATCCCCACAGCTCCTGCCCGCGCAGGAAGCACAGGCGCTCGCGGAAGATGGTCGTCAGCGACGGGTAGCCCACGCTGGAGCGCCAGGCCGCCTTGGCCCACTTGGTGGACGCATTCGACGCGCCGACCGCCTGCGAGGGAATCTCGGAGATCACCGTGGCCCCGGCCGTGGTGCCCGCCGCCGAGGTGATCAGCGCGATGCCGTACCCCGAGTGAACGTACTGCCACTGCACGCCCGCGTCGCCGTCGAACTTCGCCCCCTCCCGATGCGTCGGCTTCACCGAGCCGGTCGTGGCGGCATTGAGCGCACGGTAGACGTTGGAGTCAGAGCGCCGCTCGGCGCCCAGGGCGATGGTCTTGCCCACCTCCCACACCAGGTAGCCGTCCACCTTCTTCTGCTCCAGCAGGAACAGCGTGCCCACCATGTCGGCGGTGAAGATCGCCGTGGAAGCGGTCAGGGTGATCGCGCCGGTCGCCGCCGAGGCGTACACCGTCGTCGTCTGGTCCGGGTCCACGTCCTCAAATGGGCCGTTGGTCAGGTTGGCGTCGGTGAACGTCCAGTTCGTGACCGCCAGGCGCGAGAGCTTCTTGGGCGGGTAGTTCGGGTGGGCGATGAAGATCACGTCGCCGGTCTGCACCATGTCCAGCCGGAACGTGCCGTCGGTGTTGGTCAGGTCGGCGATGCCGTAGGGCGAGGCGATCTCATACGGCACCCCGCCGCTCAGCAGCACCCCGTTGTCGGTGTAGAACCGGACGTAATGATCGCCGAACTCCAGCACATAGCTGTCATCTTCTGAGAAAATGAACTTCGCCAGCCACGACCGCTGGGTCATGACCTTAGTCTGAGCGACGAACCGGGTCCCCGAACGACGCACGGCTGGTCCTTGCGGGATCGGCCGGAAATTGCGCATGCGGTGGCAGCCATTGCCGTACTTGGCGAGGGTAACGCGCCCCTCCAGGTACGGCGACAGCTCGCCCGCGTTGAACGAATCCTGTACCGGCGCGACGTTCGCGCTCATCCGACATGGCTCCAGCCGATACCGCGGCGGGCGCGATGGACGGTGCATGAACTCACGCCATACTTGGCCGCAAGCTTCGCGCACGACAGCGCAGACGCGCGGATGTCTCGCACAGCCTCGTCTGTCAGCTTCGCCAGTTTGTGGGCGCGCCCGCGCTGCGTGACTTGGCGACCCTTCCTGTCACGGTCATGGCTGTTGTCGGCCCACGTGCCCAGGAACAGGTGGTCCGGATTGACGCAAGCAGGGGTGTCGCATTTGTGGCAGACGGCAATTCCTTCTGGGATTTGGCCTCGGTACGTTTCCCACGACAATCGGTGCGCTAACTTATGGAAGACGCGCCCGTATCCATTATGGATATAGCCAGTCCACAGCCAGCAGCCGGACTCAGTCACCGGGATTGAGCGGCTCTCAATGAAGGCAACCGGATTATTCCCCATCTTTGGCCCGCGTTTCTTCATTGTTATCAACCCCTTAGCCGCGCAAAATACCATGAATCGTCACTGGAATAGTCCGGCGGAAGCTCGATGGCGTTGGACCGCACCGCGCGCCGCACGGCCATCTGGTACTCGTCCAGCGCGAGGCGGCGCTTCTCACTCGACTGGGTGATCTGCTCGGCGATCTCGGCGGCCAGGCGGCAGGCGAAGGCATTGCCGAAGGTCGGGTCCCACAGGGTCGTGTCCGGGGTCTTGGCGATGTAGCGGATCGGCATCGGGTTGCTCGGGGGCGAGCCGCCCGGGCGCCCGTACAGGAGCTTGCGCCCCTCGATCACGTACAGCTGCGTGGGGAAGGTGCGGTAGTCCGACAGGTCCGGGCCCACGTCGAAATTCAGGATCGACAGCAGGCGAAGGCAGTCGGTGGGCAGTTGGTACTGCACGGCATAGCCGAAGGCCGGCGTCGCCACGTCCGCCGCCAGTTGCGCGCGCTTGATCGAGAACGACCACTTGCGCGAACGCAGCTCGTCCTCCAGCACCACGTCGAACATGCTGTTGAGCAATGCCCCCCGGGTGGTGCTGTCGTCCAGGTTGATGATGCGCTGCTCGCCGATCTTGCTCAGCGCGCGGTTGGCCCATTCGGTTCTCGACGCCATCGCCGAATCTCCTGCTATGCGCCGATGCGCGGGGGTGCATTCCGGTAGGGGTGGTCGGAGGGAAGCATGGACGGTAGCCCCACCTTCCAGGCCAGCCAACCCTCCAGCTTCTGGCACTCGGCATCGGTGTACACGCTGTCCTCGATGCAGCCCCAGTGCATGTTGGTCAACGACTGCGCCACCGTGCCGCTGTTGAAGAAGCCGATGTAGGCGCTGTTCGTGGCCGAGAAGTTGGCCGCCGCAAAGCCGGTGGCCTCGCTCACGTTCACCAGCGCGTTGCCGCTCTGGCACAGCCGGAAATTCTTGGTCGGCGTCCCAGCCCCCACCACGGCGCCGAAGTTGTCCAGCCGCAGGATGCCGATCCACGGCGCCACGCCGATGTTGCTGGTGCCGATGTCGTCGCCGTTGGCCGTGTCGCCGTCCAGGCATCGCACGGTGGTGCGCGGGCAGTTCGCCACCGTCGGGCTGGCCGCGATGGCGCAGCGCGTGCTGCTGGCGCTGGTCGTGGTTGCGTTGACGATGGCGGAGTTGAACGCAACGGGGTTCGGGTCCGAGAACCGGCCGAAGAACACCATGGTGCAACCTGCCTTGGCGTTCAGCAGGCCGCCCAGCCCGGCCGTGAAGTTCATGGACTGCGCCGACTGCCCGGGAGCGATGAACGCCGGGGCGTTGTTGAATCCCAGATCGGCCTTGTGCGAGATCAGGTTCGGGGCGATGAACGCGCCGCCGTACACCGGCCGGATCGTCTGCAGCACGTCCCCGCCGTCCTTGGTGAACGTGTCCGGGCGGCCGGCGTCCACCGCCAGGCTGGGCGGGTTGGTCAGGTTGAGCGGGGTCCACAACGACGAACCGCCACTCTCCGCAGCGGTTCCGTGCCCCACACCGAACGCTACGGAACGGGCGGTCATAGCGTCGTCGTGGCAGCCATCGCGTAGAAGCCCGACGGCGTGCCGCCCGTCAGCACCGCCCGGATCTGGCCCGGCGGCAGGGTGAAACCGATCATGCCGGCGGCGGTCAACGACACCGTGGTCTGGGTTCCCGTGGATGGGTCCAGGGCCTTCACGTCCAGCCAGGTGCCGGCCGGCCCCAAGTACTGCAGGGTCGCCGTCGTGCCACCGAAGGTGCCGTCGAACGTGGCGATGCCCGAACCACCGGTCCAGACCATGGCGGCGCCGTTGCCGGCGGCACTGACGTTGGACAGCAGGGTCACCGAGTAGGAGTTGCTCATGGGCGACTCCTTAGGCCGGCGGCCACGAATCAGTCAGGATGTACTGGATCATCGCGCCCAGCGCCTTCACGGTCGCTTCCTTCGAGTTCTGCGCGGCGTCGTAGGTGACGCGCAGGTCGAAGTGCGCGGCCGGGGTGGCAGCGGCGCCTTCGGTCACGTCCTGTGCCAGGTCGGCGCCCACGTTGGCGGAGTAATAGCGGTCGGCCATCTGAATCTCTCCTGTGAGAAGGGGCGGCTGTTACACCGCCCCTCCGTGGGTCACTCGACGAAGGTCAACGAGACGCCGGCTGCACCGGTCGCCGTGGCGGCGGCGGTCAGGGTCAGCACCACGTCGTACTCGCGCATCGGGTCGGCCGTCAGGCCCAGCACTTCCCAGATGCGCTTGGCGCGGTTGGCCGGGCCGTAGGTCGCGGTGTTGGCGCCCAGGATGTTGATGCCCGCCGAGGCCGTGGCGATGGACTGCGCGGCCGCGAAGAAGTCCGCATCCACGACCGCACCGCCGTTCGCCACCGTCTGGTACAGGCCGATGTCGGCCGCGGCACCGGTGATCGCCTGGCAGAACACCGAGGCGCCGGTAACGATGGCGTCCGAGTTGATCCGGCACAGACGGTAGGTGGAGGCGATGCTGTCGCCGTTGGTGACGGTCATCTGGTCGGCCACGACCTTGGCCGAAGCCGAGGCCGAGGTGGCGTTCGCCAGCACACCCGAGTTGCGGGAGGTCAGAGCCGCCGAGGTCAGGTTCACAACTGCCATGATGGTTTCTCCTCAGAGAGATACTTTGGATTTGGAACGGTAAATCGCCATGCAGGCCCGGCAATTACGATGAGAACTGCCGGGCTTGTTGTACGTATTTTCTGGCGTGTACTCGTGCCCGCGACTGCAATGTGTTCGATTGCGGTAGTGAGAGCCGTAGGACTTGCCCTTCCAATACTCCAAGCATTCCCGGATTCGCTGCTGCCGACGAGGCGACATCAACGGATACACCGTCATCATGATTCCAGCTGCACGCGAACCAACGGCGTCCAGCCTCCAATACTTCCTGCCTCTCTTGTCGGCGCGGTAGTACCTCACCCCGCCAATCAAGCTCTGCGTTTTCTCGATATGCCATTCGTCCTTCTGGGAAACGCTCACCGCAATGGTTGTCTTGCGCTTCCCGAAGTACCCCTCGCCATCGAGGAACCCAGCGAGCCAGTGAATATCTTTGGCTGTGACGCCGCCCATCTTTCTTACCTCGCCCACGCCTTCACGACCTTCTTTTCCTCAAGACGCGAGGCACCGAAGGTGGCGGAGGCGTAGAGCTGCCAGGGGATCGCGCGGAGGTCCGTGCGCTCGTCAATACGGACGTTGATGTCCTTCCACAGGCCGATGTAGCCGCCGGACTTGGCGAACATCAGCACCGGGGTGGACGTGCCGGCCGCGTCATCCGTGCCGTCGAACTCCGTCAGGCGTTCGCAGTGGATGAAGTTGAAGCCCAGGAAGCGGTCGATCATGCCGTCCCGCAGGACCGGCGTGCCGTCGCGCAGCTGGTTGAAGTCTTTGCTGGTGATCTGGATTTCGGCCAGCAGCTGGGCGTGCGCCTTGGCGTTGACGACGCAGTACAGCTCCTCGCCCATCACGTCCACGTCGTTCGCCATCAGGATCTGCAGGCCGGCACGCAGCTTCGCCACGTTCATGCCCGAGGCCGCGCCGCCCACGTTCACCGAGACGGTCTGGCCGCTGCCGAACGGGGTGGACACGGTGCCGGACTTGCCGGTCATGTTGGCGTTGAGCAGGCCGTCGATGATCGTGCGGTCCTTGCGGCGGTTCAGGGCCGCCACGGCCGCGCGGGCCAGCTCCTGCTTGTCGTCGGTGATCTGACGGATCAGGTCGTTCTTGTCCTTGAGCTGGTTCAGGTCCCAGTTGCGGGGCAGAATCCAGCGGCGATCCAGCGGCGCGTCGGTGCGCGGCATCGGGGCGAAGCGCTCGGTGTTCTCGGTGGCTTCGACCAGACCCACCTGGTCCACCGGGGACGCCTGCTCACCGTAGTGATTGGCACCCACGCGGATGGCGCGCTGGAGCTTGCTTTCGAGCTGCTGCGACAGCAGTTCCACGTCGGTGGCGAACTGCTGTGCGTAGAAGGTAGGGCTGTTGATGGACATGGGGTGTTCCTCAAAGGAAGGGATGGACACTTCGTTTTGAGGTTCCCCGGCATGCCGGACCCCTATGCTCCCCTCCCCGGGGAGCGCAGGGCACACTTTCGTGCGGTCAGGCGGCCACGTGGGTTATCGCCTGGTTCACAACGCTATCACATCGCCATCACGGAAGGGAAGCGTTGGCGACGATCTGCTTGAGTCGCGCGTACTCGTTGCGGGCCTGCAAGTCGCCATCGGTGAAGCGCTGGAACCATGCCTTGTCCTGGCCCAACTGCTGCAGCCGCGCACGGGCGCCGTCCACCGTCATGCTGGCGGCCGGATCGACCTTGCCGTCCACGAACTTCGCCTCCCCCAGCTTGGCGCCGATCTCGGCGAACAGCTTGCCGAACGCCTTGGGCCCCAGCGCATCCTTGAGGATGTCCATGTGGTCCTGGGTCAGTCCCGCCTTGGGGCCGAACTCGTTCATCGCCCGCTCGGCCTGCTGGTTCAGGCGCTCGAACTCGCCGCCCCACTCGCTCTTGAGTTCAGCCATCTCACGCTCGTTGGCCGACTTCAGCTGCGCATCGGCCTCGGCGGCGGCCGCCCCCTGAATCGAGTAGAAGTCCTCAATCAGGCCCTTCGCCATTTCCGCCGGCACCTTGCGGCCCAGCATCTTCTCGGCCATCGGGCCCAGCAGCGAACCGTCCGCGCCCTCCGGGGCCTTGAGGCCGTAGTCCTCCGCCTTCTCCGGCGGGGCGAAGCCCAGGCGCTTATGGATGTCGCCCCACGCCGGGTCGTCGGCCGCCTCGGGGAGCTTCAAGATGCGCTCCGGCGGCGCGCCCATCATCTTCTCCAGGTTGCGGTACGAGGTCAGCGCCTTGTCCGGCGTGTCCCAGCCCTTCAGTTCCGCGAAGCCGCGCAGCGCTTCATCGCCCACGCCGCCGTACCACTTCGCATCCGTCGTCGTCGTCGTTTGCGACGGGTTGCCGGTCGTATCGACCGACCCGGTGGTTTCATCAGCCATTTCGCTTCTTCTCCGGTTTGGCGGCACTTGCCGCAGGGGTGTCGTACAGCTTCACAGCATCGTGGGCGTGCCGGGCGGCCTCAGAGATCGCCACGCCGGCCTCGCAGGTCAGCAGCAGACGGCTCAACGCCATCTCGTAGGTGCGCAGGTAAATCTGGTGCTGCTCGGGGGTCACACGTCCTCCTCGTTGGCCTTCAGGATGTCGGCCTCGCTGACGTTCAGTTGCGCCTGGATCCGCAAGTACACCTGGCGGCGCCCCTCCTGGATCGCCATCGCAATCGGGTCCACGGTCTTGTTCAGGCTCAGCGGCGCATTGCCCCGGTACGCCCCGCAGAACCGGGCCAGGTCCCGCATGACGTAGGCGCCGGACTTGGACAGCTCGTCGCCGTCGGGCAGCTGGAAGCACTCACGGTAGGACTGCTTTCGCAGCAGCAGGCGGCGGATGCGGTCGGTCAGCGCCTTCACAGCATCCCCACCGCGCTTGGGGTGGACTGGGCCAGCAACTGCGCCTCAGCCAGGTCCTTCGCGCCCTTGCCCAGCAGCGGGGCGGCCTGCACCACCTGCGCGGCCTGCTCCAGGCTGGCTTGCTGTTCGTTGTTCGCGGCCGTCTGTTCTTCGGACAAGCGCACGTCTTGCGGCACGCCCTGGATATCCGCCATCCGCATGGACCACTTGCTCCAGTCCATGCCGTTCAGGACCTCGGGCTTGATCGGGATCACCGGAGTCATCTGCTCGAGCCAGCGGGCCATCGCCGCGCCCTCGCCGGCCTGCTGCATCCGGTCCAGCGGCGAGGTGAACTTGACCGCCGTGAACCCGCCGGCCTCGGCCAGCTCCGGCGGCATTTCCGGCATCAGGCCGGGGACGTGGCTCAGGATGTCCAGCTCGCGCTCGATCATCGGCGACAGCAGCTCGGACTGCTGGCGGCCCACGGTCGGGCCCAGCAGCTCGCCCTTCTCCTGCGCGCGCAACAGGGCCTCTGTGGCCGTCATCTGCGGCTGCTCCACCAGAATCTGGAACAGGTCCACGAAGAACGCCGAGTTGATGACCACGCGCGACTCCTGCACGAACTCCAGGCCCAGGTTCAGGTTGGCCCCGTTCTGGAACGGCACCACACGCGGCTGCCCGTTGTCGTCCAGCCAGCCCCGGTTAAGGGCGCCCGACTTCATGTTGAACGACTCCAGCGCGTCGTCGTCCACGGTCATCAGCGGCGGATGCACCGCGTGCTGGCCGGCACGCAGGATGGTCTTTTGCTGCTCGTTGATCAGGTTGAGCGTGTTCAGCACCATGTTGGCCGGGCCCCGGCCGTAGGTTTCGCGCGGCGCGGTCAGAAACCGGCTGGGCAGGTACGGCATGGTCCGGTAGCCGCCTTCCTCGATGATCTCCCGGCCCTCGCAGGCCAGGTAGTACGAGGAGTACCGCATGCCCCGGTAGTCGCGCCGGTTCGGATCGTAGTTGCGGTTGTCCTTGACGCAGTGCAGGAACTCGAACTCCTGCTGGTCCTTGGCCCGGCGGATGTGGTCGGGCAGCTTGTCGCCCCACTGCGTCCGGGCCTGGTGCGCGGTCAACTTGAACTTGCGGTGCACCCGGTCCTGTCGGTTGGCGTAGTCCACGCCCCACCACACCTCGCCCACGTACAGCGAGCGGTAGGACAGGTCCTTGCCGATGTCGTCGTCCAGGAACATGCAGCCGTTGCCGAAGGCACCCAGGCTCATGTACGTCTCGGCCGTGGCGTAGGTGAACCCGGCGCGCGGCGAGTAGCGGGCGCGGAACAGGATGTCCGTCACCTGCTCGCAATACAGCTTCACGGAGTGGTTGTTCGCCAGCTCCTCCCAGCGCGGCTCCAGTCCGTGCCAACGCTGCGTGCGCGGGGTCAGCAGGGATTCCACCGCAGCGGCGAAGCGGGTCAGCGCCAGCGAGGCGGTGGAGTCGAACTGGAACTCGGAACGCCGTTCACCTTGAACGGAATCCTGGCGGAGAAACAGTGCGCACTCGGGCCACACAATCTCGGCCACCCGCTGGTTCATGGAATCGAACTGGAATCGAGCCGACTCCATCGCCTGCTGGTCGTTGAGGATGTCTTCAACCTTCACGGACATACAGCACCCTCCTGATAGACCATCTTGGCCTGTCGGTATGCCTCGGCGGCCTCCTTGGGCGTTGCGAACGACTTAGCGTAGAACGTTCCGTCTTGCTTTGTGATGCGAGCCTCGAACCTATTCCCCTTCCTCCGAACACCTCGAAGACCCAGCTTGTTGTTTTTGCGTGGAGCATGGACGTTCTGCATGTTGGCTTGGCGCGGAACATCGCGGAGATTGACGATCCTGTTATCTCCACGATCCCCATTAATGTGGTCCACCTCGCCGCCGGGCCACTCCCCATGCGTGATGAACCACGCGAGCCGATGGGCCAAATACTCACGACCGCAAAGCTTGATGCCGCGATACCCGTCTTTCCTCACAAACCCACAAGCGCCCTGGTTCGGGCCAGGACGCTTCTTCACCCACCGGAACTCCCCGGTATTGGGGTCGTAACTGATGCGCGACAGGTCCATCCTCACTGCCCCACGAGGGTCTTCTGACCAACGGTCGGCGTGGCGATGTTCTGCTGCCCCCGGGTGAGGTTGTAGCGCTGCCGGCCCTTACGGCGACGCAGCCGCATCTCGTCCTCGGCGGTCTGTGCCGCCTGGTCGATGGTCGGCGTCGGCGTGGTCTGCTGCTGAACGATGGTCGTGTTGTTGGCCGGCGCCTTGGGGCGCTTGAAGATGGATTTCACGAAGCCCATACGGGGAACCCCCTACATTTGCGCGTACTGCGAACGGGATGAGGCGGGGCGCCGGTTCATCAGTGGCCGGTGTCCACGCGCGAGTGTACGGAAAGCATCGGCCCCATGCGAGGCCCAGTCGTGCTTCGGGCGGTCATGAAACTTTTTGAGGTCGTCCGACCACTCCCGGTGGTACATGCGCAGGCAGTCCAGCCCTCGCGCCATCCGCAGGTTGGCGTCGTCCTGCGTCTCCTCAAGGAACGGCAGGGGGTGGGTGCCGAACTCGCAGTTCATCAGGAACTCGCGAGTGCTGTTGATTGCCGCCGCCAAGCTATCATCCCTCGGCACGATCCGGTTGCGGATGCCCTTGCGGGCCAGCATCAACGAGATGGACTCGACGTTCATCCCCTCGGTCTGCACCGGATGGCTGCCGTCGTGCGGCAACAGATGGTCGGTGTAGGTGTAGGGCATGCCGTGCAGGCGCTTGGTGAACCATTCCAGCCCGACATTACTGCCCTCCAGGTAATTGATGATGCGAGGGCCGTTACCCACGTCCTGCCAGAACCAGACGCACATCGAGTCCGAAAGCCCCTTGCCCAAGTCCCAGGCCGTGCCCACGGGGAACTTCGGGTTCCACGTGAACTCCGGACCGATCCGGCCCATTGCCTCCAGCCGGCTCATCTGCTGGCCGTAGTACGCGCCGGGCAGGCTGGCTGAACGGGAACAGTAGAACTCCTGGCTGATGATCGCCTCGGCCTCCTGGTCGCCACGCTCGGCGGCCAGTTCTCGCTTCTCGGCGTCAATTTGCTCCTGACTCAGCACGCCGGTGTCGGCGACAGTCAGAGTTTCCCCATACCAGTCCTCCGCGCCCTTGGCGTAGTCCACCATCTTGGCGAAGTGGTTGTTGCCGCGCGTGGTGCTGATGAAGATGGCCCAGCCGCCGTTCTCGCGCAGGATTGGGCGGATGTAGGCCCAGGCGTTTGGGTCGGCCAGCGCGTACTCCGAGAACACCACGCCCTTCGGAGGAGCGCCCACCAGGCTGTTGTAGTTGTCCGAGCCCACGACCTGCCACAACGAGCCGGTCTGGAACTCAATCGCCATCTCTTGCTCTCGGGTGGTCTTGCGGATCTCCTTGGGGAAAGCCAGGTCGATGCGCTTCTTACCCTTGTGCGGGTCCACGGCCGTCCAGATCGCCTTACGGGCCTGACTGGCCTCCGGCAGCATGTGCCAGTAGGTGCCCGGCTCCAGCACGCAGCAGCGCGCGGCCCAGTGCAGTGCAATGTCGTCCTTGCCCGCTCGGCGATGCCATTCCAGCGCCACGCGGCGGATTCCACGCTCCAGCGCGCCCCAGGCGTTCATCTGGTAGCCGCGCGGGCGCCAGCCGTTGGCGGGGAGTTCGATCTCAGGCATCGGTCAGCTTGACGATCTTCACGATGAGCGGCGAATCGGCATCGCCGGCCAATGCCAGCTTGTCGCCGTACTTCTTGGGCTTGAGCTTGGAGGCTACCCATTTGCGGGCCTCAACACGCAGGCGATTACGGGCTACGGCGGTGGAGTCGAACACGACGGCGGTAGTTCCGCCCCCCATGTCCTTCACCGTCGTATCAGCTTCGTCAGCGATGGAGACGATTTCATCAGCCAAAGTCTCGGCCTGTTCCTCTTTCGCGCGCGTGTATTGTTCTACGAACCCTTCCTGAGTCCTGAACCAGTTGAAGATTGTTGCAACACTGGGCATATCGTCCGCCTTACAGATGGCGCGCAGGGACTTGCCCTCGACGATCTGCTCGCAGATGGCGTCAGCCACCTCTTGCGTGTAGCTGGAGGGGCGTGCCATATCAGAGCCCCTCGCTCACTGCACCACCGGCGGCCATCACCAGTGCCTTGTTGGCACGCCGCAGCACGGTCCTGTGGTCATCCAGCGCAACGAGCGCGGAATCGAGTTCATCCCGGGCCCGGCACACGCGCTCCGAGGCGACCCGGTATGCCTCGGCGGCCTCCTTGGCGTTCTGCGAAGCCATCTCCAGCGTCATGGTTTCCATATCAACCTGCGATGAGACGTTCGAGGACGGTGTAGACGATCAGCCCCAGCACCAGGATGGGGCACCACAGGACGGCGAAGATGCCGAACGCGGCGACCAGGCCGGCAGGCTTGTTGCTCCAGATGCCTCGGAACAGGAGCAGGTCCACCAGGGACGGGCTGCGGGGGATGGGGCGGTCGTTGCGGAGGTGCGGGGTCATGCGCGTCGCTCCCAGCGGTAGCGCGGCCTAACGCCGACTGGTTCGAGGCCGAACAGGCCGATCACGAAGCCGCACGCCGAACGAGTCCGCGACCTATACGGCTGACGCACCCACCGCCACGCCGGGCACGTCTCGCGGTCCTGCAGCAGGATGCAGCGCAGGCGCTCGCGGGCGAGCATCGCGCTGGTTTGCTTAGGCCGGCTTCCTACATGAACCGCGACCAACCCGCCAGGAAGGAAAATGCCTGGCGACAGCGCCATGCGCGACAGGCACTGGCCGGCCGTGAACTCCTCTTCGGCCACTAGGCTCGGCGGCCCACCGGTGGTGAGGCGTTCCATGTGCCGGTACTTGCGCGGACTGATCATCGCGTTCTTCATGGGGCGATCTTCGCTTGTTCGGTGGCCCAGTTCCACAGCCCTACCGCCTTGGTGAGTTCGGCGTGGCAGGCGGCGTAGTTGGCGGCGACGGTGGCGGCAGCGTCTTGAGCACTGACGGGTTCGGCCGCAACGCCTCCGGGGGCAGCGGGTAGCGGCTCGTTGCGTGCGGCGGCGTCGTGGAGCAAGCGCCAACCACCAGGCAGAGGGGGAGTATCCAGCGGGACATAGACGGGCACCTGCTTCACGATGGTGTCGCCCTTCACCTGCACGGTGCGGACGACTTCGACGGTTTCGGTCACGACCTTCACGGTTACCTTGGAGCGGGCGCCCTCCAGTTCCGCCTCCAGCGCGCGGCGTTCCTGTGCCTCGGCGGTCGCGGCCGCATCCCACAGGGCCTGCCGCTCGCGCGCCCCCTGCCGCTCCTTCCACTCACCGTAGGCCAGCGCCGCCACGATCAGGCCGGCGAAGGCCACCAGCTTCCAGTATCGGGCCAGGAGCATGAGGGCAGCGGTCATGCCTCCCCCTCCGTGCGCGAGGTCGCCAGCCACACCAGCATCTGCGCCTCCTCGACCGTCTCGCACAGGATGACGTGGCACAGGCCGATCTGGCTGGCCTCGTCGTCGTGCATCAGCGCCACCACGCGGCGATCCTCGGGGACCTGGATGTCGGTCCAAGGCTTCATACCTTCGGCTCCGGCAACGGCTTGGCCGGCTTCTTGGCGAACACCCGGCGTAGGAATTTTCCTACCCACGGCGCCAGCAGGCCGACGATGGACCCCACGAACACCGCGCGGAACAGGTCACCGGGAGTACGGGAGGCGAACAGCTGGGAGCCGACGCACGCGGCCAGGGCCACGATGAAGGCAAGGCCGTCCGGCGACAGGTACACCCGCTGGTTGCACTGCTCGACCGAGACGCGCTCCTTCAGCCACGCCAGCACCGCCAGCAGTAGCGCGCCGACGCCCGTCAGGACGCCGGCCGCCGTGCCCTGGGTCCACGCCTGCAGAGCAGTGGGCGCCGCGCTCAGCACGTCCAGCACACCCTTGCCGTGCAGGGCCAGCGAGCCCAGCAGCGTGCCCACAGCGGCGATCCAGACGGTGAGTCGGCCCTTTTCCACGGTTCACCTCACTTGGGCTTCTTGTCCTTCTTGGCCGGCGGCTGCTTGGCCGGGGCCGACTTCGGTTTGACGGGCGGGGTGATGATCACGGGGGTCGCCATTACTGCTTCTCCTTCGGTTTCAGTTCCGGCGCCATCATGTAGATGGCGTTCAGGTAGTGGTTGAGGTCATCGATCTTGCGACTGTGGTCCAGCAGCGCCGCCGCCAGGAACATGTTGATGCCGAACATGACCATGCAGGCCGTCAGCGCCGCCCACAACGCGATCCCACCCGCATTGAGCGTGATCGAGTTCACATTCTGACTGCCCGAGTGATTGGTATGCGTCATCCGGTCCACGGCCTTCTTTATCTCGTCCGCCTTGTGCTCCAACCCCGTAATCCTCGGGCCGATGGGCTGTTCCATGCCTCACTCCCCGTGTGTGAGCTTCCATTGGGTGTTCAACCGCTCCAGCATCAACTGCACCTGCACCAGCGTGGCGTCCACCCGGTCCAGCCGAGCCGTTACCTGCGCCAGGTCCGAACGGGTCGCCACGTCGTCCTTGGTCGCCAGCCGCTCCATCTTCTGCTCTAGAGACGTAATCCGGGCCTCGGACCGGTCAGCGCGCTCCACGAACCGGCGCAGCAGCCAGAAGGCCATGCCACCGCCGCCCAGCGCACCCAGGATCGCGTTCACCAGGGACTCGGGGGTGAAGTTCACAGGCGGACCCCGTATTGCATGGCCGCCGTGTAGCGCTCGCGCCAGTGGGCGTACCCCGGCTTGCCGGGACGCCAGTTGCGCACATAGACCTCCCACGCATCGTCAGCCGCGCCGATGGCAGGGAGCGGACCCGGATCGGTCCACAACAGAAGACGCGCGAAGGCAGCGGCCAGAACGTCATCTGTCTCCAGAGCAAGCCACACGGAACGAGGATCGGCCGGAACGCCACGGGCGAGGCATACGGACTGGGCGTTGCGCTTACTGGCCGGATGGGTCAGGACGCCTTTCACGCCGCCGCCACGCTCAAACTGCCACCCTCCACGTGCTGGGCCCTTGCCGCCCCCGTCGAGGACCTGGTAGCGGCACCAGCGGCCGCTCTTGAACCCTTCTTGCAGGGCGATAGCGCGCAGCAGAACTCGGGCTGGGGCTGAATCCATGCCGCTTGGCAGGATGGCGAGCGCCTGACTGATCGCGTCCTCGATCTCGGCGAGCGGGTACGTGATAGCCATGTGATGCCCCTATGGTCTACGGGCATGCTGGCACACTATGGCTTGTGGTTCAACCAGAAAGACGAAGGCCCAGCGGTGGCTGGGCCTCGGAGGGTTGTCGGCCGCAGGGAGGGCGGCGCTACCGGAGGGGAGCCGGTGAAACCCTCAAAACAGCGCAGGCTGTCTTATCCAATTGGACGACTGGCGCGGTCAGAGCCAGGCGGGAATCGAACCCGCGTCTCCTGCTTGATTGGCGGGGTGGCCGGTGCTGATCTCCGGCTTTGCCAACGAACGGCCGTAACGTTGGCGGTTCGGACCTGCGGCCTTGCCGCGCATCAGCCTGCGCATTCACCCCTTACCTCAAACCTTACCCCGTTTCCTGTCCAGCGCCAACCCGCCTGGCGTTCTTGGCATCCTTCTCGGCCCGTCGTGCAGCCGCCAAGCACTTGCAAAGTGCCGATTGAAGGAGAAGCATGTTCTTGATCTTGGCCGCACGCTTCGATGCCGTCATCGCTGCATAATAGTCGATAGCCCTCTGCATTTCAGGCTTGAAGCTCATCCTTCCCATCCAGCGCTGCGGGCGATGGCTGCCTCGATGTACACCGCGCCGTCAAGCAGTTCCTCCTGCATGTGGCGCAGCCAGTCGGCCAGCGACAGATCGCCTCGCTCGGTCGTGACGCCGTACTTGGCGAGGCCAACGCGCGACCGCTCCATCAGTTTCGTTCGCACCGCCTCGACGTTCGCATCCGGCGCGGGGGCGGGCGTGGCCGGGTAGTTCGTTGCGGAACATGCGACGCACTCGAACAGGACTCCGGCCCCGCACTCAGGGCATGGCGGATTGATGCCGCCCAGCAGTTCTTCCATCGCCTCGCCGATGGCAAGGTGCAGCGTAGCCGGTCCTGTGACCCACTTTCCTTCGGGGCAGTGGGCGCGAATCTCAGCGGCGATAGCGTTGTCGATCCGCTCGCGCAGCTTCTCGGTTTCGGGCTTACTCATCGTTTGCTCCACTCTGCAAAGATCACATCCGCCCACCGGTTGACCAGTCGCGGCCATCCGGTTTCACGGCACCAGAAGATGAAGTCCATCTCAATCAGGAACTCATCATCATCCCACCCCAACGCGCCCCAACCCTTGTCCATCTCGCACCCCCACGGCTAGTAGTGCCTCGTCAACGGTCGTTACCACTTTCACCGGCCAAACCCGGTGGAAGTCCACCTGTGCGTCAGTGAGCTTTCGCTCGCTCGGAGGACGTTTCCCATCCTTCACCTCAAGGAACGTGATCTGGCCGGCCAACAGGACACACAGGTCCGGGCAACCTTTCCCGACTGCCCCGAGGTCAAGGACAGCCGCACCGACTTTGCGCAGCGCAGCGACAATTTCCCCGTGATTGGCGTCACGACGTGCAGCCCTACGCATCGAACAGCCTCCGAATCGTCACCGCCAGCGCATCAATCTCATCCATCTTCATCACTCGCCACATGGTCCTGCGGCCATGAATGCCGTTCTCTGACCCTTGATGGCAATCTTGGCACAGCGCCACGCAGGTCCAGTGCTGTCCCTGGTTGATGTGATGGGCCGCACTCGGTGGGGGGGTGGTCACACAGAGAGCACGGGAGAGACTTCACCGCCTCGATGTGCGTCGCCTCGGCCTTGGTGAATGCTTTGGAGTTCTTCGACCTCACCAGCCCGTCTCCCTGGTCGTGAACTTCACGCCATGTTCGGCGCCGAACGCATGGCACCACTCGATCAGTTCCCCCATCTCCTTTTTGCTCATCTGGCTGGTGCGCTCGTAGATCACATCCACACCCACGCCGTCCAGCGCCGGCACCATCATGGGCCGGTCACCGCGCTCACGCAGCCAGGCGGCTGTGCAAAGACGCTTCCAGACTCCGGCCGGGAACTTCTGCCCCTGCCAAACCACCTGGTCGGCGATGTCGTTCAGTGCCGCATGCAGCGCCGCATTGGCGGCCAACGAGCGCTTCGGATCCTGCACGACCACTTCGCAGCCGTTGTGCCACCCACGGATGACGCTGGCGACGAACTCCAGCCGCTTGGTGTCCTCGGCGGTCTTGAGGCCGCTCGGGAAACGGAAGGTGCGGCGAGTCACATTGCCTCGCCATGGACTTCGTAGAAGAAGTCCTCCAGTTCTCTAGGGCGGTTTGGCATGGTCCTGACGAACGCCAGTGCGCGCCTGAGGACCGATTCATGCCTCGCGGCATCCACGCATTCGATAACCTCGTAGCCACGGGATTCGATTTCATCAATCAGGTCGTCGTCATTCAGGCAGCCCATGATGTCATCCTCGTGGATGTCGATATCTACATCCACCTCTGTCTCAACCGAGACGGTTTTCGTGATCGTCGGCATTTTGCTCCCCTTCGATGTCCATCTGTCCTGGTTCAGGATTGGCAAACTGCAGGGGCGTCACCACGTGACGGCCGCACATCAGTGGCCCTCCTCGCTTCTCCGGCTTGAATGCCTTGCGCAGCGTCTCCCGCGTCGCCTTGACCCTGATTTCCGAATACGGCCTCCCGGTTGCATCAAGGCTGTCCGCCAGCCTTGCTACCCTCTCCACTATCGTCACCATAACTACCTCCGTTTCTGGAACCGCTCCGGCCACAGCCTCGCGCTGCTCCGGGTGTCGGCCTGCTCAGTGGGCTCCCACGAGTAGTACGGCCTCACCATTGCTCCAAGCCGGAACGCCCCGTGCGAGTAGTGCATCGGCTCCCCGTCGTCGTAAGGGGTGAGCCGTACCCAGAATATTCCAGGGTGATCAGGCTCTTCCTGCGTTGATAAAGAGTGTCTATTTACGCTCACGCCTGTGAACTCCCAAAACAAAATGGGCGTGCCTCACATTTTCTGCATTGGTGACCCACTCAAGATTTTCGGGCCTGTTATTCCGCTTACGTCCATCCTTGTGGTTTACATGAAGGCCTTCTTCATAGCCCTTGCAGAATGCCAGAGCCACGCAACGGTGGACGAAAATCGGCCTGCCATTAACGCCAATGACTGGATAGCCATGCTGGCTCAACTTCGTGTGGCACAGCCGCCGGCTCAGAGTTTTCACAACCCCAGATACTGTTTTCACGGTTGTTGGTGCAATTCTTATCCTCCCGTGAGTGCTAACTTCTCTGCAATGCAATCCAGGGACTCGAACCCATATTTCAGGGTCATAGAGAACTCCACCCGCAGGAGCATCTACATGCTGCTGCATTTGAGGCTCGCCAGACTTCGTCCCAAGCGGATCGCCATACCTGCGGAGTCGTCTGTAGTGCGTCGGGCAAAGCCCACGGGCCATCTTTCCTCGCAAGCAACCATCAACCTTACATGTCATTTCCATACCTCCGCCTGTGGCGGTTCCTGCTGCGACAGCGGGTGCCGGCTCACAGCGCGCGCCTCACCTGATCGGCCCGCACCATAGCCAACCATGCCTTGCACTGCCGGATAGCGAGCCACGGGCGGTCGGACTGCATGGCCGCGTAAGCGATGATCTCGGCGTCCGAGCAGCCAGAGGCGGCCAGGTCGTAGCAGTCTGCAGCGGTCACTTCGTCTCTCCCGGCTCTTCGTCTTCAACGTCGGCGCTGCGGTAAACCGGCCACACTGCGTTGGACTCGTCCAGCATCCGGCGAATCTCCGCGATGTTGCGCTGCGCCACCTCGTCCGACACCACCTTCGCCGGCAGGGCCGGAAGCTCCTCGGCTTTCGGCATGTTTCGGATCAGGTCAGCCGGAGTCGGCCAGTCCGTTTGCGTGGCGGCCAGTGCGCGGAACGCCTGCGCGATACGCGGTCGGTCGCGAATCTCATCCCACACGCGGTTGTACGTGAGGGCATCAATCCACGCCGCGACGGTCCCTTGCGCCATTTCCGCCGAAGGCGAACCCGGGAGCCTCAAGCAAAAGAGCTTCTGCACCCCGGTCGTGATTGCCGTTGCGAACCAATCCATGCTTCATTTCCTCAAGGTTGATGATGGCCTGCATGTCGCGGGAGGGCGCTCGCGGAGCCGGCGCGGGAGCGGCCGGAGGATCCCAGTCGTTCAGGTAGTGCCCACCTGGCCCCAGGAAGCGGGAAGCCTGCATGACGAACTCCGTCCCCACCTTTCCCGTGATCTGCATGAAATTGGCGTAGCGGGTAACGCCCTGCATTAGGTCAGCGAAAGCGACCCCTTCCCGCACCCTAGCCTCGAAACACTTCCTGGCGTCGGCCTTGCTGTTGCTCCCGCCCCGCTTCGGGTACGCCTGCCACAAGGCGTCGAAATCTGCGTTCGGTGCGGCTTGCCGCACAGAGCTTTTGATCTTCTGGTTTTGGGTTATGGGTATTGGGTTATGGGTAGCATTGCCTTCGCAATGCGTTCGCATTGCGTTCGCATTGCGTTCGCTTGCCTCAGCCATTGATACACGGGCTTTTGCGGCCCATCTTGCGGCAGCGGACTCTCGGGCCTTGTCGGATTTTTTGTAGAAAGAGGCGATGACCTCGTCGGCCTTTTCGTTCCGCCAGCCGTCGTCGCAAAGGCGGAAGAACTCGTAAAGGACCCGCTCGATGGCTGCTTTTTCGTCCTTCCCCCGGGCGCCGGCCAGGCGCTGAACCGTCGCCAGATCGACCGGCAACGGCTTCTCTTTGTCGTAGTAGATTCGGAGGAGGCGATTGTAGGCCCCGTCCTCCAGGAGGCTCAGGTGCCCGGCCTTGGTGACGTAATCGCCGATGTGGAGCGGGAAGAAGTGCATAGGACAATGCCCAGGGTGGTTACGGCTGCCGGTTACTTGGCAGTCCCACTGGTAGGTGCGGAGGGCGACCCGTACTGGGGCCGACAACCGCAACCACGCTGGACACTGCCCTCCATATCCCGCCTGCCAACGGGAGCCGGCCTCAGCCGGTAACACAATGCTGCCGCAGCCGTCACGCTACGTCAACAAGTCATAACGCCGTTCGTCGCCTCGTCACGAACCTTGCTTGCCCCATTTTGTCGCCTTGCACAATTCCACAACGCGCCGGCACTGTTCTTCGTTCATCATCCCGATATGACAGTCTTTCCCATGGATGCCTAGACGTTCCGCCAGCCAGCTGTAAGCCTGCCCACGCTTCATGTGGCCGTCCTTCCAGACCGGATCGAACGCCGCATGGGCGGCCTGTTTGGCCTCACGAAGCTCCGCGTTAGCCAGCCTGCCTAGCGGAACCTGCGTTCCGGGATGGCAGCCGACGCGGGCCTTGCAGGGCTGGCAGCGCCATATCCATTTGTCACGCAGCTTCGGCAAGTGGGGGTAAACCTCCGCACCGGTTACCAGCTCCGGCGCGCTCCCGCAGTAGTCACACTTCATCGCTATCTCCTGTTCGTCACGAACCTTGCAAGGGCCGCCAAACGACGATTTCGTCATCCTCGGCCGCATTGCACATGTCTGCTGTACCATTGCCGCCAGGAAAGGCGATCACCGCTTCAGGGTAGAGTAGGAGCATCGCCCTGTTGCGCATAGGTCCCGCCGCCTTTCCGTAGAACTTCCACATGGCCTTAACGACGGCGCAGTGAATGCCTCGCGCCTCGGCCCATTCGGACGCCAAGGCATCAGCGCCAGATGCCCCTCCCACGATGACCATACTGATTGCTCGCCTTGCATTGGCCCTATCCATCGCCAAGAACAGCGCTTCACGGTCAGCAAAGTCACGGCCTCCGCAAACCATAACTTTCATGATCTCTCCTTGCGCCAGCTGTTGTTAGTGCTTATTGAGCGTGAAGAATGGGTCGTCTCCGTAAAGCTCATCAAGCTCAGGGTCTTCCGCGCCATTGCGCCACGCCTCTATGCGCTGAATCTCGGCGATCTCGCAGCCCTCGCACTTGATGGTGAAGTAATGCTCCTCCATCGCGGTCAGGAGTCGCCCGCAGTCTTTGCAGTTCATCTCTCCCTCTCAATCAGTCGGAAGGCCATTGAGGCCACAGCCCACGCCACCAGCCCGCAGGCCACGGGTAATACGCACAGCAACAGCGTCCACATACCGCCCCCTGTTACCAGTACCTGCGTGTCTTCTCCCGCAGGTCGCAGTCCATCACACATCCCAGTATCCGGCCATCGTCCAGCAGCTCGCGGCACTCGGCGTTGATCGCGTCGTGCGCCACCGTCCCGCGTGTCCAGTCGTCGGCCGTCGTCGCCTCCGTCAGCGCCTGCCGCTCCAGCGCGCGGAGGTGGATCAGGTGTTGCACGCGCTCGGTGAGGGTCACGTCACCTTCCCCTTGGCGAACGACTGGATGACCTGGGTCACGTAGGCGCGTGAGCACTGGACCTCATCAGCGATCTTCTGGTGGCTCATGCCCGGCTTTCGGCTCAGTCGCAGGATGCGCGACTTGCGCTCCTTAGACTGCTTCATGCGTTCCTGGTATGGCGTCACTTCTCATCCTCCTCTGTGGGTACGGTCACCTTACACCATCAGAAGGTAACTTGCTTACCGTCTGTCGGAGAGCGTGACCCGACGAACGGTAGGTTACTTACTTGCAAACTCCCACAGGAGGAGTAATCTAGGCTCCAACAGCAAAGGGGAGCGACATGACCGACCGAGACACCGAATGGAAATGGACGCTGGGCCTGATCGCCGGGTTCAGCGCCATCATGCTGCTGGCAATGGCGAAGCTGGCCGGAATGGTTTGATTACAACGTTCAAGGGGATAGGAGGAGACGACATGAACACCAATACCAACCCGCTGGCGGTGATGGAGCGCGACGCCGTACAGGCCGTGCAATGGCGAGTTTCGCAGGGAGAGAACGTCCTCACTCTTGCAACCGAATCCGATGAAGCCCGCGCCGCCGTGGCCGAGCTGGTGGAGGCGGCGAACGAAGGGCTCGCGATGCTCGATACCTTCAACGTCGAATACGGCATGTTCCCGGAACAGATCGCGCATCTGTCTGCCCTCCGCGCCGCCCTCGCCGCTTTCGAGGTGAAGTGACATGTCTATCGGACGCGCATTGTGTGAGCCGCCGGAAGGCGCCGACTACACCGACTTCATCACCGAGGCGGCCGACAAGCTGGCCGCTTCGCCCGCCTTCGTCCGTGAGTGTGAGGAGGAAGGCGGGCAGCCGCACATCGCGGCCCGGGAGGCGGTCGAGCATGTGTTCGACCTGCCGCATCTGAACAAGTGGCGGGTGCCGGC